TAACTTGAACATCTGCGTCTGCAAAAACTTTAAAAGTATAGTTGAACGTATCTAGTGTACCATTACCAGAGTAGGAGTTCTTTACTGTAGTGCTAGATATTGTCATATTGTCTTTCTCTATATTAGATTATTAATCCCTTGTCTATAGTGGTTTAAAATAAAAAGTTTGACCTCTTTTTTCTTCATTTCTTTGTTTTATTCTCTCAAAATATCCTGGATCTAAAAACTCTTTAATTTGATAACCAAGTAAATAATCATAAGCAGCTTTTGAATAATACATATTTAAAAATGGAACATTACCTTCTGCTAATTGAACAAACTTTTTACCTGCTTTTTTAGGGTTATTTATATTTGTAATAATATCTACTACTTTATTAAGATCAGAAGCTGTTGGTCCAAGAAGAGTTTGAAATACATTATTTCCATATTCGTTTTGAATTTCATTAATTAAAAAATCTCCATAAATACCTAACCCACCACCTGCTGTTAATGCTTCTAATATAGTTGACATTTTATTTGGATCTCTTGGTGATCTTCCTTTCAACATATCTTTTGTAGACATAGCAATATAACCAAAAGCAGCAGACAACATCACCATAGAAGTTAATCCAGTAAATTTTGCAAATTGAGAATCTTCTAAAACGTCTGGACCATAAGATTTTAATTCTCTACCAATAATTTTTTTCCAAATAGTTATTGGAAAACTTTTAAACTGACCAACAAATCTAATACCTTCACCACCAACAGTTCCTTTTTTCATACCTTGATTCATTAAAGCTCTTATAGCAGCATCTGGTTCTGGAGTTCCATGAGTAGCTTGATCTACCAAAACATTTCTCCAAGTCATTTCTAAATCTTTTTTAAAATTTCTTATTTCTCTTTTTGATAAACTTCTTCCAACATACTTTATAATAACATCATCTGATAAAGCTCCTGCAGCTTCTGCTGTCATATATCTTTTTTTATTTACATCTAATGTTTCAATAGAACGTAACATATCCCATTTACCTTCATCTATTCCATATAATTGTAAAAGATTTCTTTCTTTTGGTTTTAAAGCAGAAAATTTTGTATCAGCTAACATACCATATTGACGAGACAAACCTACTGTCATTCCAGATTTTAAACTTGATACCCATCTATTCAAACTGTTCCATTTAAAAAATTTGTTTTGTAGTTTACTCATTGTTCCCCAAGTATCACTACCAACTCCATATTTATTAGTTGCAAAAGAATCTCCAATAATAGAATTGCTTATAACTTCTAATACTTCCATTGCTTCTTTGTCTTGAGTTTTAAATAAAGCATTCATTGCTTCTCCAAATCCAGTAAAAAAACCTCTTCCTTGAAAGTTTGTAGTAGACATATATTGAGCAATATCTGCAAAAGAAGTAATACCAGCAAAACCAAGTTTACCCATTGATTGCAACCCCCTAATAACCATTCCTACTCTAGCCATAGTATGATTACCAATAGCATTAATACTTCCATCAATTTCAAAAAACTCATTTTCAAAATTTTTAAAATTTAAATCTTTAGCTATTTTTGGATCTGTACTTTTGTATTTTTTTCTTAACAAGGCTAAAGTTTTTTCAAAAGTGTTTTGTGGATTTGTTCCAAATTCTTGCATTAATGCAATGTTTCTTGCAGAATTACTTAAAACTCCAAGAACACTTTCTTTTAAAGAAGGCTCTCCAAACATAAGATCGTATTCGTGTCTAGCAGTTGCATCTTTAAAATGTAAAACTCTAGAAGCATTTAAACGATTAGTAACATTTCTTGTTCCATAAAGACTGTTTGTTCCACCATGTTTTAAATGATCTCCAGACATTAAACTATTATATATATCGTCTAGTATATTATTTACTTTTTCATTATCACCTACTTCTCCAAAAGATCTTTCTAAATCTAATCTTTGCTTAATGTATTCTCTCCAAGCTACTCTGTTATCACCAACAATTTTTGTATTTTTACTAGCATTTGCCATTCTTTCAGTATTGTGAGTTGTTCTAGTAATCCAATCATCTAACTTTTGAATGTTAGCTCCTAAATCATTTAATCTTCCTCTCCATTCTTCTTGAAAAGTTTTTAATATTTTAGCAGCTTCTCTAGCTTCTACTATTCCTGTACTTTCACCTCTCATTTCTTTTTTAATTTCTATATCTATTTTACCTTCTGAAAAAGCCTCCCAAATATCTTTACCTATTTTTTTCTTATCAGATATTTTAATTTTTCTTAATGCTTGATACAATCTTCCAATCTCTACAACTTCTATTGTGTTTTGTTTTGAACCAATAGAGTTTCTAGCAACAGAAGAAAATTCTTGAATACCAACCAATATTCCAGATACAGCTTTATTTGGAGATAGTTTTCCATTAGATAAATCAACAGCATCTACAATTTTTTGATATTGATCTATAGCCTTCATATTATTTTCAGCTAAATTTCTTTTATTTAAGGCTTCTTGATAAACAAAGTTATCAAATATTTCATCTTCTAATATTTTTTCTGTTTTTTGTTCTCCAGTTTTAAATTGATCTTCATTAATTTTTTTTTTAATTTCATCTAAAAATTCATTTATTCTTTCATCTGAAATAGTATCTCCAGATAATCTTTTCATTTCTTTAAAACATTTACTAAATGTTTTTATTCTTGGTTTACTAGCCATTATAAAGATCTCCTAGTACAGTTAATTCCTGCTTGTAATGATTCTTTTACTTTGTTTTTATTTTTTAACAAATCATCACTTTGATTAATTTTTAAATTATCTTCTTTTATTTGATCTGGAAGTGTATCTTCATCTATAATATCTAATTGTTTTAATAAAAATTGTTTTCTTTGATTCATATTTTCTGCTTCTATTTCTAATTCAGAACGATTTTTATCTTTATATTCTATTGTGTTTTCTGGAATAATTCCTTGTTCATCTTTAGTTTCAATATTTGATTTTCTTTGCTCTATTGCTTGATCATTTTTTTGTTTTTTAACTTCAACTAATTCTCTTTCTGTTTTTTGTAAATTTCTTAGATTTTGTAAATAAACTTTTGCAGATTTAACATCACCTTTATCTAAAGAATTTTGATATAAAGTTTTAAATTCTTTTATTTGATCGTCAATTTTATTTAATTCTGGATCACCTATTTTTGTTTTGTTAACTATTAAATCTCCTGTATCTACTTTTTCTCCTTTAATCATTTTACCAATAGAATACCTTAATAAATCTTGTTGATTTTCTGGAGAGATTGCAGCTAATCTTTGATAAATGTTTGGCTTACCTCTTTTCTCTGCAATAAAATCTCCTAGCTTTCCAAGACCAACATGAAAACTTGAACCTAAAACACCACCAGCAGCAATATTAAAGAAAGCATCATACTGATCGTAATCTGATTGTTCAGATCTTGCTACACCATAAACAATAGGTTCAACAGCAGCATTACCAACTAAACCTTCAACAAAACCTTTTTTTAATCTTGCTACATTTTTTCCAGATTTTGCAACCATATTTATAAATCTTGCTTGACCAATTACTGGAATAAAAGAAGCTCCAATATTAATTGGATCTACAAAGTTAGTAGCTAAACTTGCTAAGAAAAAAGTTCCATATGTTTTTTTTGGTCCACGTGCAAGAACACTTTGTCTTGTTCTTTCAATTTCTTTTCTTTGAACTAAGTAATCTACAACACCTTCTCTTGTATCTTGCTCAAAATATAAACCTAAGTCAGCATATTTTTTATTTAACTCATCTCTATTTAAATAAACATTACTTGATTCATATGCTTTATTTTTTTCTTCTAATCTTAATAAAGATGCTACTGGATTATAATCCCAAGAATTAGCAATGTTTGCTCCTTGAGCTTCCCAATAACCTGTTTTTAATTGACCTAAAGCAGAGCCAATTTCTTCTTCTGTTTTTTCTATTGTTCCTAAACCTATGTTAATCATTATTCAGTTGGCTCTATATAGTCTTCAATAGTAGGTGGATCAAAATCTATAAGATTTTTTTGAGTTCCTGGTTCAACAAGTTCTATAGAATTTTTTATACTTGGATCTTGATCTTTTTGAGATGTAAAGAAAAACTCTATTTTTTCTCCTTTAGAATTTTGAATTGGAATTATTTTACCTCCAGCTAACTCAACATATAAAACTATTCCAGTAGATGAACCATTTAATAGCCATTTAGAATGTTTTTTTATAGAATCTGTCATTCTATTTTTTACATAAGCATTAAATGTTTTATCGTCTGAAACTTTAATTTCATCTGGAAGTGATTCTGCAGAAGAAAGAGTTGTAGCATAATGAGTAAAGTCATCACCCATAAATCTTTTTAAATAATCTGATTCTTCTACTGATAATAATATTCTATCAGCTTTATTTATTACTGCTTCTTTAGAAACATCAACACCATTAACATTATTTGGAATAAGGTAAGTTCTTTGAGAGGTATCATAATCTTCTAAAAATTGTTTTACTGCATTACCTGTTGCTGTATCATAATTTTCACCTTTATTAATTTCATGCAAAGCTGCTTTATATAATGTGTCTCTTAAAGATAAAATATACTCTTCTTTACTAACAGATCCTTCTGGTTGATTATTTATAATATCTTCATATTTTTCTAAATCTTTAGCTATTAAAGTTTGAATTTTTTGCAAAGAAACTTGACTAGGTAATTTTGGTTTTACTAAATTTTCTAAATCTTTTATTTTTCCAGATGCTAAAATAGATTCACTTAAATTTTCATTATCTATAGACATTGCTGTTCTTATGTAAAAAGGTAATTTTTCAGAAGATAATTGATCGAAAATAGTTTGAGCATTATTTGCTCCATACATATCAACAATACTATCTAGAGTACCCTTTTGTTCTTTCCATGATTTTGTTTCGTCTGTAATCTTTGCAACATTGTCTAATGCTTCTTGTTTAGTCATTAATTTAACTGATAAAGGATGACTACCCATTTCTATTTGAGTTTCCCTCATAGAGTTTGAATATTCTTGAAATTTTTGTTTTTTAATTTCTGAATCTTCTTCAGTTAAAAAATTATTATATTTTTCTTGAACTATTTCATTGTATCCTAAAATTAATTGTGCAGGATCAGAGATAAACATTTTTTCCTTTTGAACAACAAGTGTTTTTAATTCTTGCTGTAACTGTAAATCTAATGCTTCAGAACCCTTTCTTATTGGAAACATATTAGCAATAGACATTCCATCTCCTAATTTTGAAGTCATAATCCTTGAAGCAAAATAAGAAGATCTTTCATAACCAGATTGTTTTTCTTTAAATTCATTATAGTAATTATCTCCCAAAACAAGTTTAATAGAATCTTCATTAATATCTGCTGCTTTGCCAGCTCCTTTTAATGCAAAATAATTTAAAACATCATCCTTTACTCCTTGAGATGCACCACTTTTTGCTTCATTAATTAAAGAAGTTAATGTATCTGTATCTAAATTTTTGTATTGATTTTTATCGTAAAAACTTTTTAAAGCATCTATTGGATTATCTGCTATTGCTTTTTTACCCATAAAATAATCTATTTTTCTAGGTATTAATGCAATATTTCTTGATCTACTACTATCATCTTGAACTAAATCATCATTTTCAATTTTAATTAAACTATCGTAAATAGTTTCTCTTGTTAATTGATTATCACCAAATAAAAAATCTTTAACTGTTGATTGTATTTTTAATTGTTTTTGATCTTCGGCTTCTTGAATTAAATTTTTATAAACAGCATTATCAACTTTATAAATTTGTTTTTGCTCTTCTATTAAATAATTATTTTGAAATAAATTTTTAACAGAACTAGTAGTTGCTTTAGAAGCATAAAAATTATTAATTCTTTTACTTTCAGACATTAAGTATGCGTTTGCCTGTTCTTTATTTGTCATTTTAGATGCTTGTTGAGTTGCTGTATTTAACTCAATAACAGATTGATTTTCTAATTTTAATGCTTCTGTTTTATCTTGAATAACTTTTTGCTTAACACCAAAATCAGTAATTATTGATGAAATATTTTCAAGAGTTTTTGTTTGAGCCAATGATTGTGTTGCAACAGGAATTGCTCCAGAGTTTCCTATTTGAATTTTTGATTGACTTGTAAATGTAGGTATTTTTGGCATTACATTATATCTCCAGGATTTCTACCATATCCACTTTTACCAAAACCTGTGAATGTTTTATTATTTTGTAGTAAAGACATATTTTTAAATCCACCCATTTGATAAATACTTGTTGCTCCACTAATAGCAGTATTAATTTGTGCCATCTTAGCTTCTGCTCTAGCAACTTGTCCAGAATATCTAAGATAGTTTGCTTCATTTATTTTTTGAGTTTGAGCAACTTTAGAATTATAAGAAATTATATTTCTTTCTAACTGTGCATTTTCTGCATTTGCTCTTGAAATTCTTAAACCACTTCCTTCTCTAGTTACACCAGATTTTGCTAAAGCCACAGTTTCTGTTCCTACTAATTTAGTAAATTCTTTATTAAATTGTGCAATATCAAATTCTTTTTGTTTTTCAAGTCTTTCAACATCACTTTCAACTGCATCTGCTTTTGCATTATATGCTTGTTCATTAGATTTACCAATAGCTCCTTGTTGACTTATTTGTGCTACTGTTAATCCTGCTACTGCTGCTTGCCAACCCATTAGAATACCCTCGCATACATATATTGATCTGTACCATCAAAACCAAATTTTCTCATTAATCCTTCTTCTTGTAATCCTAACCATTTAGCAAATTTTAAGCCAGTTGTATAGTTTGCTCTTACAGCAGTTTGAACTCTATTGATATTATTTTCTTTAGCAATTCTTGCAAAGTCTTTCTTAATAGCTCTTGCTACAA